GAGTTCAGCGGCGTTGTATATAACACTTCCAACGTCGCTGACCCAATCGACGAGCCACGACCATGGTGCCAGATTCCAGATAGTCTCCGCCGTGAGGCGGGTACCTAGGAGCTCGTTAGCGAGCGCCTCGTACCTCTTGAACTTACCGACCAGTGTAACACCTGGATCGGTGTAGCTCGAGAAGGCACCTGCAAACCAGACGTCACGAGAAGTGACGTCGGTTACAGTCTGGTTCCTGAAACCGTTGCTTGAGGTGACGTACGACTGGTAGGGACCGTAGAATGCCGATTCTGCTGGCACTCGACGAACCTGCTCAGTCACGTTACGCTCAGGCGGGAGAGAACGCCTACGTCGGGTATACCTACCCGAGTCGTGCTCCATTTGCGCAACGATCCGTGAAGATTTCTTCACGGCGTTGCAGATGGAGAAGATGTCCTTGAGGAGCGGTTTGATTCCAAACTCGACGTTCAAGTACTCGCTTCCAAAAGATCGGAAGTTAGAGTGCTTTGCGAAGAGCGCGGAACCTACCATGGACGGCAAGCCGTCATGGAGAAGCTCACCCAAGGCTGTCACGAGAGAGGCGTTTGGCTGTGACGGGCGTGACGCAGCTATAAGCTGCGAACCCCAAACCTTCACATCGTTGTCAGATGGCAACGATACAGTCGGCATTAGCTGCGACTGCTCACTATAACCTAGTGAGAGAAGGAGAGGACCCGACACACGACGGTCTGGAGATTCACCAAAGTACCCGGAAATCAGCTGAGAACCATTAGGATGGTTTGTGCTGAGAAACCGGGACCTCTGGGTCCAGAACGTATGCCCAGTGTCTGTGTCACCGTAATAGGAGCCCGAAGGTCGGTAGATCTTCGAGTCTTCTACAAGGGTGTCATTTTCATTGGGACCAAGTTTCCCACTCCGGAAGGAGTAGGTCTCCTGAACGTCCGGCATCTGCAAGTCGAATCTCTCGGTAATATGACTACTACCGATCGGTGATTCGACAGAAAACGATGCCGCCCTAGGGCGGTCTCGCTTCTGTAACAGATATCCGGACATGGTCGTCTCCGTGTGGTTGACCTGCGTTGGCAGGAGTTGGGCTGCCGCTACACTGTTGCAGCGGCCCTAGATAGTGACGGGGTGTGAATCCCGTTGGCGCAAGCACCAGGGGGGTCCC